CAACCGTGATCGTGTGCTCGACACCCTCTACCGACAATTCTTGTGCCAGTTCGGTTGTGCCAGTACCGCTGGCAAATGTTTTCTCTATGGCAATTGTGTCGCCTATGTCAATGATTGCCACAATGTCGCGTTGCGCGTCAGTCAACTTGTTCAGGTTTGTGGTCAGCGATGTGTAACGCGCCTCAGGTTCAGCATTAAGCAAATAGGTTGCCAGGGCTTGTGCTGCCGCGTCATTATGTAACAGCGACTCGGTAATGCTGGTTGTTTGTATAAAGTATTTTGCTTGACTGGCTGCATCGTCTGCGACCTCAACCGACCCACCGATGATGCTGACGGCCGCACGATTGACTACTTGATCTGCCTCAAATGTGATGCCTACGCCGTCATAGGGTATGTTTGTGCCGTCATCGTGGAAGTCTGCAACTGGGTTTGACAATGTGTTGCCGATGCGTGGCTGAAATGTTAGGTCGCCGTCGCGCGCCATAAACAGTCGACCCTGTTCTGCAAGATTTATTGCCGCGCAATACTGCAATGTGTTTGTGCCAGCGTCAACAGTAAACGGTGCACTGCCACCAAGTGTTTGTGTGCCTGTACTGATAGCGCGCTGGCCAACAGGAAAATCAACCTCAGGTAAATCAAGCACCGCCGATAGTCGAGCGCTGGTTAACTGCTCACTGACATTAAATTCTGCCAAAAATGTTTGTGCCAACAAATAGAAATCATCAGCACAATAGACCGTGACTGTGTCAATACCGCCTAGCGCAAAATTGTAGTCATAGTTAACTATGTAGCCGACAAACAAATATTCTTTCACATCTAGATCGTCATAGCGTGCTAGTCGTACTTTACGCATAGGCGCTAAACCCGGTTGCGCTGTTGTCGCGTCATAATACGGCGACTGCGTATCAAATGGGTTAAATATGCCTGTGGTGTCAAGCATGTTAAATGTCATCGTGCCAGCGCTGAACTGATCGCCTACATCGCGCCGACCTCGCCGCACCGTGATTGCGTCAATTCCTGTAGTGACATCAGCAAAGTTTGTTGTACCGTCAAGCACATAAGTTGTGTTGTTAAGCACACCAGCAACCGCGTCATCAAGTATGAATGCGTCTTGTATAAACCCTGTGTCAATTTCTAGGCTGTAATTACCAGCGCCAACAACCGCTGTGCCAGCCACTAGGCAACCTGTATTTGTGCCGGGCCTGCAGACCTGTTGTAAGCGCGAATAGCATTCACAACGGCCTGACCTATCTCAGCGCTAGTCGAGAGACCACCAGTCACATTGACAGTCACACCGCCACCCATACCACTCATTTGCGACAACGGAATAATTGCCTCAGGGCCTTTTTCGCCGACCATTGCCAAAGTAGGTCGCGTCACAATGCCACCGTCAGCAAAACCCGGAATGTTTATATTACCTAAATTAAAATCGCCAAACCGTTCTTTAAGTTCAACAAGTCGCCTAAATAGACCGATAAAAATACCTAACGGCCCTGTAACAACCATGATGCTGTTGCCGAACATGTCAAATGCGCGCGACATTGCATTGAACTTTATTTCTAGAAATACCATTGCTGCAGTTAACGCAACTACTGCCGCTGCCACGATCACAAATGGGTTGGCGCTCATTGCAATATTTAATGCAACCGTAGCAATCTTGGTTAGCACAAGTGTTGCTTGATAAATTTTCATGGCAACATTGGCTGCAATTACCGCTGTTGCAAGCGCGCCTATAACACCAATAAAGATTAAAAACACTCTGGTATTTTCCTGTGCAAAATCTGCAACAGGTTTCATGACCGTCAACAATTTTTCTAGCACTGGCAATAACGCTGCGCCAATTGACTCTTTAGTTTCATCAAGCGCAATTTTCATGCCACGCATACGGCCGTCAAATGACTCTGCCGACACTGTGGCCGCACCGCCAAACGACACCGCTAACGCCTGTGTAATGTCATCAAGACTGCTACTGCTGTCAATAACACCTTTAAGTGACGGATCAAGTTTTGTTAACGCTGCAGTTTGACCGTTGGCTGCTTTGCCTAACGCCAGTGTGACGGTTTCTAAATCTTTGCCAGTAGCCGCCGCAATGTCTAGCGCCGTGTTCATTAACGATTGTGCGGTTTCTACTGAGCCAGTCGAGCGCACTAAGTTTGCCATTGCCGGGCGTAGTTCGTCATCAGCGACCGCAAACGCTCGCGACATACCCGATATAAATTCCTCATTGCTAGCAATTGCTTCATCGGTTGCCATTGCGCTAGTGCGTAACTGTTGCGCTAACAGGTCTTGCGCTTTTTGATCCTCTACCGCTGCCTGCGTTGCCATACCTAAACCAGCGGTCAATGTGCCGATGACTGCGACTGCTGGCAACATTGCTTTTTTAAGTGCAAACGCCGATTTAGCGCCAGCGCCCTCAAGTTGCTTAAATTCTGCAATTGCGCGTTTAACGCCCTTGTCGCTGAACTCGCTAATAATTGGTATAGATAATGACATGTCTAAATGTCCTTTTGCACTTCTCGAATGGTGTCCAAAATCATTGCTTGCATTTCGCGCTCAATCTTTTTGCGTGCCTTGTACACCGCTGGCCCGATAAGTCGAGTGCGACCAGCCGTGACTGGTTCTAGATTGTTGCTCAGTTTGTTTGCGTTTGCGCGGCCTGCAGTTTCAAAGATTGCTGCCGCCGGGTCTTTTTGCTCAATCAAGATCACACCTACAGCATTGCGTCTCGTGTCAAATCTCATGCGTACACCTTTGACTGCTTTGCTGACGGTAAATGGAAATACTTTACGGCCGTTGCTAGTCCAACTGTATTGCATGCCTGACAATGGCACTTGTGTATAGACCGCCCTGCCTGCGCTGATCGCTGGTTCTGCAATTTGTGTTGCCTGTGCTTTAAAATCTTTTTGTAACTGTGGGTCAATTTTGCGTAGCGCGTTAATTGTGTCTTTGACACCGACTACCTGAATAGTTGTTGACACTGGCATTAGCGCGCCTTGCGATCTTTATTGATGAGTTCAATAACGGTGTTCATGTCATCTAACTCGAATGTAATCTCTGACGGCCAAAATCCTGTAGCCACAACTATCTGCGCTAATCCATAGCGGTAACTACCGCGTCTGCTTTTGGGTCGTTCGTATCAACCACCTCGAGTTTCAAAATATCTTTAATGTAGTCATCAAGTAGCGCTGGCACTGTAATGCCTTGTGCGCGTGACGCTTCATACGCCAAATAACTTAAATCTTCCATGCCGATACCGTCTGACATTTGTGATGCTTTGCGTTTGTATTTGCGTTCCCACATCACAATGGTCATCATGTTTGTTGTGACTTGATGTGTTGCATCTTTGAGTGTGACTTTTAGTGTTAGTTGCATGGTTGTACCCTCTCGGTTTGTTTTGTTTTTTTAGTTCTCAGCGGCCAGTGCCGCGCGATCATGAGGTTGCTTTAGTGAGCGCGCCGCCTGCAAATGTCAATGTGATCGTTGACAATTCGCCAAGTGATGCATTTATCGGTGTGTGTGACTCAAGATACGCGCCAGTCAATGTGTAACTAGGATTTGTTGCGCTGACTGCTGCAGATGTGGGCTTAATAACAATCGTTGTAACAATGCCAACAAGCCCAAAAATTGTGGCCTCTGTTTCGCTTGCCGCATAACTTTGATATAACTCAACTTCAATGCTGTTGTTTTGCAACGATGTAACTGCAGCGCCGCCAAATTTGCGTGCACTGTCGCCAAATGCTGTTGTCTCTAATTGCTCATAAACATAATTAATCGTTGCGCTAGTGCACTGATCTTGGAGGTCGACCGAATTTATTACTAGGCTCGGTTGGCTGAGGTAGACGGAAGTGGCCATGTTGTTTAGTCCTTTGGTTCAGTAATAGTTTTAACAGATTTCGTGGGCTTGTGTGGGGATATGTGACCGCCAGCAACCAGCGCGTCAATGTTTGAGTGCTCTAAATCGGCTGTATCAATGACCGTGCCATTCGGCCAGATAAGTCGATTGCTGGTCACTAAGTATTTGCTCATGTGGTTGATGCTTTCATTTGTATGTTTAACGATAGTGCAGGGTAGTCGACACCGCCGATAGTAAGTGTGGTGGGTCTGCCGTCAGTGACCGCAACATTCGCAGCCAGCACAAGCGCTGCGACATTGAGCGCGTTGCGGTATGCGTCTGCGTTGCTCGGCCCAAGACTAATAACCGTGACCGGGATTGATAGGTCAACAATGTTGTTGTTAAATGCCGTGAATGAGAGCGCGTCTAGCAGTACGCATGGCGGCTGCAAATTGCGTGGGTCAGTGACACACACAAGCCCTGTGACCGTGTTTAATTTGGCGGCCAGCGTGTTAATTGCCGTGTTAAATAGATCGGTGTACGCCTGTGCTGCCATTATGCAACCTGCGGTCTGTCGACACCTAACAACTGTTTAACGATTGGTGACAGTCCGTTAGTCGAGCCTGCCGACATGCCATCAAAACTGGCAAAGTCGCTTATGCCTCCGCGCTGGCGATAGTAGGCCGAGCCTATCATTATTGTTGCAAGCGTGACATCACCGCCAGGCGATGTTGCAAGCGCATCAAAGTAGCCGACCTCTTGCCGTCTGCGATAACAAAACTGGTTTGCAGCGCTAGCGCACTGTGTCACAAATGTTGTGTCGTCAGCGGTCGCGGTCGCAATACCAAGATATGTCAGAATTTGTGCGGCCGTTACCCATGTGCAGGTCTGCGTGTAGGTGACCGTGCCTGAATAATCGACAACGAATTCAACATCGCTACCAGTGCACGCATACAGCACTTGGTTAGGTACTGCAATGTTTTCGTTAAATAGCAGTTCGCCAGTTGTGCCGTCAATACCTGTAAACAAATATTGTGGCAACGCAAGCACAGTAAATGTGCCTGTGAATGGTGCTGCTAAACCTGAAACCGCTATTGACTCGCCTAGCGCGATCTCGGTTGATTCGAGTGTGCTAATGCAGGCGTAATTATCTAATAATTGTTTGGTTTGTGTTTTGTATGCTGCCATAAGCGGTTAAGCCGCCTACGACTAAGCAATCGCGATGCTTTGAATGAACGATGACTTGGCAACAAATGTTGCAAAGTAACCGTAGTAGGCAAACTCTCGACCCAATTTTTGAATGTTTTGAACTGACAACATGCCTTTGATCTGCTCGTAGATTTCAAAACCTGGCGCGTAAACAACAAGCATTGTGTCGGTTGCGAAATTGTTGTCGACAACAAGATCAAGGCCAAGCACATTCATTTTGGTGTAAGCCAAACCAGTTGTTTTACCGATTGAGTTTTGGCCCATAATTCCGTCTGTGACATATCCAAGCACTGGTCTGTTTGACCCGTCTAACTGTCGACCCAATTTTTCCCAAATATTTGGGCTGACGCACAAATGCGTTGGGAAGTAGTTGCTGTCCTCAGTGATCTCGCGCGCCGCGTCATACAGCGCGTCAATCAAAGTTGCTGGATTGTCCTGATCAAATGTCCAAGTTGATCCTGATGCAGTTGCGCCAGTAACTAGCGCATCGGCCGCCACATCATCAGTTTTGATTAGGTACTCGCCAGCCAAGTCGTTCAAAATTAAATCCATTGATGACGGGTCTGTAAAATCCATGTCCTGTTCTGTGATCGTTACCTGACCTGCAACAGTTGTTTTTGTAACTGTGTTTGACGCAATAACCATTGTGGTCGCTGACGGTGCAGCACCCTCGGTTTGTGTTGCAGTTGAAGTGTGCGTTGTGATCGTTGGTCGCACAAATGTTTTGCTAGGTGTGTTCGGCATTGCACGCGGGCCAAACGCCGTGACTACTGGTCTAACAAATGACAAGTCTTGAAACAGTGGGCCGAGCACTGGCACTGGTAACAGACCGGGTGTGTTTGTTGTGAGTACATCGCCAGCGGCTGCTTGCAACGCTGATTGCTGACGCTTGACCGCTGCTCGATACGCGGCGTTCACATTTTCAAATGTGCTGCCGCCTGTGTGTAGCGCTGCCATGTATTCGCCTGGTGTTGGCATTTTGAATTCTTGTTTTGGTTGCGCCCAAAGTTTTTCAACAGTTGATGCTGCCGCTTCTGCGACTGGTGTTTCAATTTGTTCTGACATGATTTTCTCCTGTGTAGGTATAACTTCATTTAACTCTATTTGTGGTTCTGTTTGTGGGATACTCGCCGCTACCTCGGTAATGACCGCACCGCTAAATGCGCCCTCACTGACTAGTGACAATTCCGACCAGTCGGCCGCTTCAATAATCATTGTGCCGTCATCGTCATAACGGAATTTTGTCGGGTTTACGCCTACTGAGACCGCGTCAATTACATCGTCTTTTATAAGTGTTAGCGCTTCGTCACCTAGTCGAGTGGCGCTGATCTTGGCTGTAAACATCATGCCTTGTGGAGTGTCTACCCGGTCAATTAATTTGCCAACAATTTGGTTGCTGTTGTGCTGCATATAAAGTTTCGGGTCACGGCCGTCAACTGGCAATGAACCCTGCTCAAAACGCACTTTAGTGCCGTCTAGCACTGTCGCTGTTTCGTCATAGGTTACTGCGACACCTGAGATTGAGCGTGACGGTAGGCCCTCTACCGCCGCCGCGTCAACCGTGATCTGTGAGGGGATTAATCTGATCATAATTTTAGGATACTCCAATTTCGGTTTCAGTTTGTGTTTCTCTCATGTCGCCCATTGCGTATTCGCCTGACAAATATTTTTCTACATCAAATTCAACATATGTGCCGTTAGGCAAAACATTGTTCATGCTTAGTGTGCTGGCGATGCATTCGGCGTATGCCTTGACACCAAATGTCCACAAGTCCATGCGCGCTTCACTGCTCGACTGGTAAGAATATGACCCGACCGATATGCCTGCAAGGTATGGCGGTATGTTGCACAGTCGCGCCATTTCCATTGCCTGAAATTCTGCCGAGTCAATTAACAACATTTTGTCAGGGCTTGTTAGCGTTTCTGTGTAGGTGACAAATTCGTTTAGCGCTGCAGTCTGGTTAGTCTCTCGAGCCGCATTGAACGCGCCTGCGAGATCTGCCAATTCTTGAGCCGATAGCGGCTCGCCGCCAGTCTGCCTAAGCACACCAGCCGGTATTGCACTGCTCGCATTACGGTAGCGCGCTGCTTCAAGTTTTAACGCCGTAGCAACCGATTGTGTTGACATGTAAATGATGCCTTGTATCGGTGACAAGAATTGCACCACATCGTTAGGGTCAAGTTCAGCGCCTTGAAACACAACTTGTTTTGACGGTGCAAACCACACTGGGCCAGCCTGATCTAGTGTTTGCACCATTGCTGCAGGTAGTCGAGTAAACGATGCAGGAAATCCGTCAGCGGTGCGCGATGTTATGTACCAAAATGCGCGACCGTAAAAAAACAGATCGTCAAATGTCCACGCCATAATAAAATTGTTCGGCAACTGTGGGTCAATTTTGCGTAACCAAGTTCTAGGCGCTTGTGAAATTTTTTCCATTTCGTCACCGTTCCACAATTCCGAATACATTTTCAACGACATGCAACTAAGCACTGACGCCATAAGGTCGCGACTCCTTGAAATACACGGAACGCTAATTGCACGATTTCTCGCGTCACCCTCTACATACGAGTAGTACTGACCGATCATTGCAGCGCCACCGTTGTTACCTTGTGGATACATACCGCCAGCAGCAGCCGCCTTTGCTGGTTTAGATTTTTGTGCGCGAATGTTGTCGCCAATAAATTCAATCAGTGTGCGTGCCATGTTTTAAGTATGCCACCGATCATCTGTTGCGTGGTGTATAGGTGCTGGCCGAAAACAACCGAGAAAGCAGAAACGGCCAGCCACCCGATCAATACATTAGCGACTAGCAACCACGATCATTGGTTTACCGCTTGATGTTGGTCGACTGGCAAGCGCTGCAGCCCAGACCAAACATCGCGCCAACTCGATAGGGCCAGGCGATCTTTGACTGCTAAGAGCAATGCTGTTTTGTGACCTGACCGCAACCGCGCGCTGCACATGCTCAGCCAACATCTGCTCGCCAGTGTGCAAAATAAGTTTTTCACCAATCATTGCTTTAATGCGTGGCGTAAATTTAAGTATCTCGCCGTAGCCAACTACGATGCGTTTACGCTCTAAGGCAACTGGCCAGTGCAGGTCAATCGTAGGTGTAATCGCAAACCGTACAGCACCCGTGTTGCACAGTCGTTCAACTTCGGCCATGACCTGATCAAATGTGTCCACCACAAATTCAACTGTGGCAACGGTGCGATGATCAGGCAACACAACGCACCTGACACCAAAATAGCGTGCGTCATCTAGCGAGCATTCAATGGCGACTGTGCCGCCGTCAGGTATCGGATCTGTGTATAGCAACTGTGGCCACACACCCGGCTGTATCCATGCCTTGTCGCTGGCGACCCACAGGTTGCAACTGGCGCGCAAAAACGATGCACGGTCAGGGTTCTCGGACTCGGCCTCAATAGTTTTCATTGTCAGTGTCGTGCCAAGTGCAGGGTTTGACCAAGCCCACGATGCCGGGTCAAGCGGTGACATGTCAGGCGGTGGTGACCATTCCGCAAAATAGAAACTTGATGTGTGGCCTGTGTCGATAGCGCGCAATCCCTGCTCACGCCATTTCAACATTGCGGTACTTGCCTCAGTGCCAGCGGTAGACCACAACGACAACAGCGGTGATCGTTTGGCGCGTTGCGCTGGTATCAAACCGCCGTCAACAACATCGCGCCCGATATCCCACATTTCGTCAGCCACAATCAGATCGCATGACATGCCGTGACCCACAGAATTATTGGCGGCACGCACAAACCATTTAGACCCGTCAGGCATTGTCACAGAATTACGGCCATAAGACTTCATCAAATATGCGTCAAAATATTTGTTCAATATCGGTGCAAGATTGTCAAACAACATGACCGCCAAATCAAGTCGGTGCGCGACCGTCAACACAGTTTGTTTAGCGCCACGCACTTTAGGCATCTCAGTCAGCCACCAGCCAACGAGCGCCATGAGCGCAACGGTCTTGCCGTTCTGTCGAGCAGTAGAAACAAGCGAAACACGGTTCACCAAATCCTGTTCATCATCAAACAACAGTTGACCTTGCAGCGCGCGTACCTGCCAATCCATTAACTCAACATTTAAGTACTGC